ACTTAGAATTATTAATTTATTTAGATTGTAAAGGAAGATTTACACGAAACGATTTTATCAACGGAGTTTATACATACTCATGGGATAAAGCAAGATGGGAAAGGCTTAGAAAAGCAGGTTGGATAGAAACTTGGAGGCATCGTAATAGAACTACTATTATGTACTCTGTGTTTAAAACCTCTTTTAAATGCTCTCAAATGATAAGTAGAATATACAGAATACTTTTAGGTGAAGAAGACTTACCAACATCTGATCGTAGTATATTTTTTAATAACAAATCATATACAGACAAAGTTTACAATAAAGCTATAGATGATATGATTAAAGATAAAGATAGATAATGGGATTTAAACTAGGTACAAATAGAGGTTTAGAAGCTACAAGAGGTGAGATTAAAACTAAAATGCGTTTTGGTCAAGAAGCTGGTGGTGATGCGTCTGTACCTGGAACACCTGTTATTAGAAAACCTTTAGCAGAAGGAATACTTGGTGAAGCTAATATGGACGGTAGTATATATATTAGTAATAAAATAGAACCAGGTAGCTTTGAAGAAAGACAAGTTATAAATCACGAAATGAAACATGCTACTGATATGAAGATTGGCAGGTTAGCTTATACAGATGACTATGTGTTATATAATGGCGACATGTTTTTGAGAAAAGACGTAAACGGTGTTGATTCTATATTAGTAGACGGTAAATGGAAACCTGCAGGAGATGATGATTTTCCTTGGGAAAAAGAAGCAAATATTAGCAATGGTCATGAACATATTTAAAGACAATAACGACTGGAACGAAAAATCTATTATAGGATTTGTTGCATTTGCGATAATGTGTGTAATAATGATAATGGATCTAGTTACTGGTTATATTGGTAAAGATCTAGTAATTAATGAATTTGTATACGATTCTTTCGTATTCGTTGTACTAGGTTGTTTCGGTATAAGCGGATTAGAAAAGTTCGCTAAAAAATAAAATTAAATGAGTATAATAGGAAAAATATTCTCTTCTGGTGCTGGAGATTTAGTGAAGAATGTGGGTGGAGTTATAGATAATTTAACTACATCAAAAGAGGAAAAGCTAGAAGCAGAGAGAAAAGTAAAAGAATTAATAG